CCAATCGCTTCCCATCCGTAACTTGGCGCCGTCCTTGGCCGCCGCCACGCGACTGTCCTTGCCGACACGATGGGTGATACCACCGTCTTTGTTCATACGGGTTTTCATCACCGCCTTGTCGCCGCCCGTATGACCCTTCTTCTTTTGTTGCTGGCCACCGCCACCACCGCCGCCACCGGATTGTTCGCCACCTTCCTTCTTGCTGTCGTCAGGTTGCAGCCAGTTGTCGTAACCTTCCTTGGTCTGCTTGGCCCGGTAGTCATCCAGTTGATACGATTCCTCGTCCTGTCCGCTGTCGTCGGCGTGCTCGGGACGTTTGAAATCCTTGTTGGGAGCAAACGGGGCGATCATGCCTTGACGGATGTCGCCGTTGGGACAAAGCATCGAAATCGTTTGACCCTTCTTGTAGAACTTGGCCTCGGTGGCACCACCACGATGGCCAGCGGTATTAAGCCACGGCGACAGGATTTCCTTGCCGTCCGCGTCCTTACCAATCACCATCCGCATCTTGTCTTTCTTGACTTCGCTTACCGTGCCGGTCTGAAACATGTTGGACATCTGACGTTTCAGTTCCGCCATTTGCCGTATCAGTCTCTGATAATCCTCGGCCATGAATTCACCTCAACTCGATTTTGATATCGTTATGGGTGTTGTTCAAAATCTTTTGCGCCAGTTGACGTATGGTCTGCCTGTCGTCCACGCCCTGCATTGGTCCGCCCATACGTCCCTGTGCTGAGGTGCCGCTGGTCGTGGTCATGGTCACCGGCAAACGTTTACCCTTCTGCACATACGGCAGGATGACACAACGGCAGTGCGGATGTTTTGGTATGTGTTCCATCGCGATCTCGATTGGCATAGGTCCTGCGGCCGCCAGCTCTTCACAATCCATACAGACCAACTCGTCTTTCTTGGAAACGATAATGACCAACTGACCCGGTTGACGTTTACCAAAGTCCTTGCTTTCCCGTCGTCCCTCCAACCGTGCGGCCTCTTGGGCCAACTGCGGATGGATGTTCACTTCGTAATTCAAATTGGTACGAGACGCCCGTCGCACCGTCATCAGTCCGCGAACCTGTTCAAGTTGCAGTCCTGTATCCTTGGCGATGTTGGTTGCCAGCACCGCCACCAAACTGTCACCGACTTCATTAAGTCCAACGGCGATACCTTTACTTGTCACCCGCTGGGCCGCAACAATGCGTTTACCCATGGCCAGTAAATCCGACGTATCGATGTTAAGTGTTACCGCTGACATTACCGTCTGAACTCACCTTGTCCTTGGGTTCCTTGACTTTGACCGTGGCGACATCTGTTTCGATAGTAAACTTGTCCAGCAACCCGGTGTCTTCGTTCCCCTCCATTTGAATATCGTCGTGTGTAATCTTGCGCAACGTCGGCGCTTCACCGGTCTTGTCGGTCAAGTCATCACCACCGTCGGCGGCCATGATCGTAAAGTCAGAGGCAAGCGGGGCAAGACCAATGGCACGTAGTCCTAACCTGCGCAGGCCGAGTGTGGCTTGCACCCGCTCCCATTCAGGCGCTGTCTTTTGGTTGACCAACGCCGCGCAGATACTTCCGATGTGCTCCATACCGGCCTCGGGGTTATTCTCGGCGACCTCAATAAACATTTGGATTGGATGACCCGCAGGCACCGGCACACCGGGCGGTAGGTCGGAAACTACATCACAAACGATTCCGAGTTGCCGTGCAGCCCAGCGACGATCCCGCTCCGCGGACGCACCACGTTGTCCGTTGATACGATCGACACGAATCACCAGACTCTTGAGTAGTTCGGTCCAGTCGTTTTGCGGGTCGCCAAACAAGGCGGCAAGGGCTTGGTTCTCCACCATGTCGAGGGCCAGCTCCATGCCCTCGTCAGTCAATGGAGTCTTGATTTGTTCGCCACCGGTCTCACCCTCCACCTTGGAGGCGACGCCGATCTCCAGCACCAGATTCATTTCACGGCGGGTGCCGTAGAGTTCCATGCCGTTAAAATCCAGACGGTTGTCAGCGTCGGTGTAAACCACAATGTAGGGCTTGGCCCCGCTACCCGCCGTCAACACCTGTGCCAGCGGTGTATTGTCTGAATCGAAAACCCTGTCGTCCGCCCAAGTGTTACCACGCAATGCCGCCACCGCTGTCAGTCGGGTCAGCATGCGGACAATGCTCATATCTCGCTACCGTTCTTTTCGAACTGTTGTTCAAACAATTCGATTTGTTTTTTAAACATCCGCACGATGTGATGACGGTCGGCGCCATTGGAGACGTAATTGCAGAGACCGCTCTTGTCTTCGAACGGAAACAACAGCAACACGAAACCACTCTTGCGCGGTTCGTCCGGGTTACCATTCAGGACCACGTCAAGCGACATGGCCAAGGCGTCCATGGCATCCCGCATCGTCGCCGGCTTGTTGTCGTATTCATTCTTCATCTATCACCCTCAGCAAATGAACGTCGGGACGGCCACCGGGTTCGGCGTGGATGTGACTCACTTCGTAAGTCTCATCCCGTTCGGTAAAGGTGACCCGGTCGCCTTTACGCAAGCCGCACTGTTCCACCGGTTCAAAACGAATTGACAAGGTGGTGGCAACGACGGCCTGCCGATGGGTAAACCCACCACCGGTTTCCATCGAGGCACCTCGGGTCTGGTCATAAATACCCGTTGCGATAACAGCCGGGCGAGAATCATCGACGACACTTTCCCGGTAACCGGCACCCATCGACTTCATGGGTTGCAGTACAACCCGCTCGCCGAACACGGCGTCAACCCGGATGTCGATTGGTTTGGTATCGACGACAATGGCCATGGCTCAACCGTGTTGTATGGTAGCATTGACGATTGTAATCTGTTTACCGACTTCCAGTGAGACGGTATCCAATACGATTTCAAAATCGTGTACACCGTCCTCGGTCTCGTCAACACCAACCGACATCTCATCGATGACAATGTTGCCACTACCATCGGTGATAGTGCCAATATGGGCCATGCCGGCAATGTCGATGAACGCCGTTGTCGGCGCGCACAGTTGTAGATCGGGACCAACTAAATAAAACGATGGCTTGGTCAGCAGCAGCGTTGCCAACACAACCCTCTCGGCGTTTCGTATTTGAATGCAACCGGGACCATTGCCGCCGTCAATGGCCTGCATCACCACCGTCATGCGTGCCCGTTCTACTGGGAGGGAGTATTCCATTTAAATCACCGCAATGTGTGGGACGTTGCGCCGCTGGAAAGACAGGTACAATACACCATACGGTGACGACTCCCAGAACTCACTGGCCGACGTCGTAAACTTTTCCCCGCTACTGGCCTTCTCGCCCCCGGCTGCACCGGAGACCCGTTCGTAACTTACCTGACGGTCACGAAACCGGACCGACTTGACCCAGATTAAACCGGCTTCGGAATCGATGACAGGCGGGGTGCCGCCACCGGAACCACCGCCACCGGTTATCATACCGCCGCTGGCCTTGTCGTGCAGGTACAGATAATGCGCGGCGGCATACATCACTGACATTTTGGCGTCAGGCATAAACCACCAGACATCAATCCACGCCATACCCGTGTCGAGGGCCATCTGGATTTGGCCATCGGTCGCCGAGGCGAATTCCGGAAAGGCTTCCCGGAATTCGGCAACGGTTGGCGGCATTGTTGGAGAGAGTACCATGGTCACCTGCTCCGGTGCGGGGTCCGTTTGTCGGCACCATTGTCGTCATCGTCATCGGACTTCTTCGTAGCACCGCCACGGGCCTGCTGTTGTTCACGCCGTTCTTTTTCCGCCTGTGGTGTAACACTCATTTGCGGAGGAGGTGTGGTCGCAACCGATGCCGGCGGTTCAGAGGACTGCGCCGGCATCTCTTCTTCAGCCTTCTTCTTTTCGGACTTGGCACCACCGGCACTGCCGCTTAGTTCATACGGCTTGGGGTCATCCGTGTTCTCCAAGTTCTGTTGCAGGTTCTTAAAATCTGCTTCAGTCATGTTGAACTCTTTTTCTTCTCCCGGCGCAACCGTAACGTGGCCGCCGTCCTCAGTGAAAAAGCCACGCGGCTGTCCACCGGTATTCTTAACTTTCGCCATTTCTATCTCCTGCATATGTTGTGATGTGGAGCAATAGGCAGGCATGTTCATTGCCTGCGCTGTTACTTAGACGCCGTCGAGATATCTCATCGCGGCGGGCATACGGATTTCGATGCCGCCGAGCCGGAAGATACCGGGCACGTCGAACACCAGCGGACCACGTTGCCAGACCGGCAGGAAGCGGTGTGGCATCGGAATCCACATCTTCAACACTGACGGGTCACGGCGGTAAGCCACCATGCGCGTCATGTTCTGCGCACCGCCAGCAAGTTCAAGACCGCGAACGCCGGCGATGGTGACTGGCCGTCCGGTCTGCACCGTCAGCACGTTGTACTGCTTGATCCAGTCCAGCAACGTCATCGACGAGTATTCGATGATGCGGCCGGCCATACCAACCAGCACCGCTGGCGGCAACAGGATGGTGTCGGCAAAATACATCCAGTTGGTAGTAGTCGCGATACCCATCATAGCTGAGTTGATATCACGAATGATTTGCTGGTTGGTCTTGCTGGCAAACGTGGTGAGACCACCAGTACCATCCGCCGGCGCCGTCGTTGCCGTTACCAACGACGAGTTGATCAGTCCCTGCATATTCTTCGGGATTGATCCGCGCAGTGCAATGTTGTCGACGAACTCCTCGTACGCCCGACGACACGCCACCGCCTTGTCGGCAGTAAGGTTGAGACCCGGTGTATTCTGCGCCTGGGCCACTTCCTCCAGCGTCCAGCGGTAGCCAATGGCCGCCAGTTCCATCCCGCGTTCGAACTTCTCACGAGACAGTTCGGCCAGCGGCACGTCAAGTGCCGTGTGGTGGAACCAGTCGGCTCGACCCATCATGTCGGCACTGAAGTAGGTGATGGACTTCACCCATTCGTTGCCGGTGTTGGTGTCGACCGGAACAAGGTCCGGGTACTGCACATCCGGGTATTGCATCTTCACGACCTGTGCCTCGATCGCCGTAGTCTGATTGACTACGTAATTATACGCCACTTGCTGGGCGTCCTTGCCGTAAATATGATAATTCATCTCCGCCTCCTAGACGGTTTGAGTTTTGGTTTCAAAAACGTCGGGATGACGTTAGCGTTGAATGCCGAGCTGAACGACGTTCAGTTCGTTGGCCGGGCGCGAATATTTCCAACGCGCACCGACAACCGGGCCGACGCCGCCCGTGTTGGTAAG